TTATCGAATATCGAATCAAAGAGCGTCAGGGATATATCCTGCATTGTCGCTATGCTCCGGTGCGGTCCATCCTTCTGGTTTTACAAGATCGGGAAGACCGAGTTCGTTGGGCCGCGATTCCTTTACACCGACCTCCTTGTCCATGTTTGCCTTGTGCACTCGATTCCACGAGGCTCGAGCATCGACACCGAACGCATCGAGTGTACCGATGGCGATAACACAAAGATCGATCAGACCGTCGACCACCTCGGATGCGTCACCGTTCTGAATCGCAGCCTTGGTCTCACCGAGTTCTTCATCAAGGAACGCCATACGAAACTCAAGGAAATCCTCGATCTTGTCGTAGCGGCCCTTTTGAATCTGTTCCTCGACCCACTTATTGACACCGTACTTCTGATGCATCTCTGCGATGTCGTGTACCCAATCACTTGACATTCTTTTCTCCTTTACTTTCAATATCCACCATTATAACACATCGTCGTTGGTCTGTAAACCGTCATCGATATCGAACCACTCAAAGATTTCATGCAGAACCGCTGCGATCACCGCATCGGTAATCTGCTCTTGGTCCGGGTTATCGTTGTGCTTATGTGCTCGATGATAACCATACTTCACACCGTTCTCCACGGCATCGACTAAAATGGGGTATGTCTTTGGTTTTAGGCTCATTAGCTGAAAAAGTCCTCTAGTGTCTGTTTGTTCTCAATGCTCCAGCCGACCGCGCTCAGTATCGGTTCGATCGGATCGACGAATGTTTTCTGAAACTGCTTATCGTAGTCGATGTACTTGTGTAACTGAAGCTCGGGCGGCAGGTAGTCGGGATACGATATCACGTTCTGACGCAGCGGGTTTGGCATACGCATGTACGAGAACTTGATCTTATCACCGGGCTGAATCATTGGATACTTCTTGTCCAGTCCGTTCTCACGAACCGCGTTGTTGTACATCAGTGCGCCGCGAACGTGAATCGGTGTACCGTTCTTAAATACGGTCTGGCGATCCTTCCACTTCTCGATGGCCGAGACACCTCGAGGAAAGGATACCTCCTCGGGCGGCAGTGTCTTGAAGTACTGACGAAACTGCTCGATCGCCTTCTGTGTCTTATCCTCGGAACCAGAGACAATGACCTTGAACAACTCCTTGAGTGCGTCACGACAGGCGCCGGGTGTCGACGACTTGATCGCCTCGATGCCCATGATCTTTAGCTTCGGCTCGTGATACCGTACACCCTCGTTGTCGAACACGTTGAGTATGTATCGCTTCTTGGCGGTCCAGATACCACGATCGGCGATGACCTCACGGGACATCTCCATGCGATTCGTATAGCAGTTGAATCGTTTGAACAGATCGGCGTACGCCTTCTCGATCACCGGTTCGAGGGTGTCACGACACGCTGCATCAAGGAAGTCGATCGGATTCTTGGGCTCGAACTGTTTGACGAGATCGCCCATGTTAACGTACAGCGAGTCGGTATCGATCGCAATGACGTAGTCCTTTCCGTCTGTACCGAGTGTTTTGTTCATGAACTCGTTGACGGCTCGCTCGGCCCAGCGAATCGCAAGCTGACCGGAGAGTGTGATACCCTCGGCCATCGGCAGTGAGAAGTAACGAAAGAATCGATTGCCCATCGCACCATAGAGTGAGTTGAGTAGAATCTTAGCCGACATCTGACGATTCTCGAGGTGGGAGATCTCCTTCTCTAGCTGATAGACCCGTTGCTTATCGGACCGATCGACCTGCTCGAGCTCCTGCTTTTTCTCGAGCATCTGCTTCTTAGTAATGCGCCGCTCATCGTAGTACTGAACCACGATCTGCGGAATGATACCCTGCTCGTCGTTTCGGAACCTTGCACCGTTGGCGGCGAGGGTGTGTCGATCGGTGTACTTACTAAAGTCGGCGTAGTTCAGACAGAAGTCGACATTCATTCCAGGGTGCATACCGTCCATCTCTGTCTCTGGACTCATGTTCCACTGCACAATGATTGACGGATACAGTGAGTTCAGATCGAAGGAACAGACCCACTCGTGTAGTCCAACCTGAGGATCCTTGACGTACGCACCCTCGAAGTTAACCTTCTGCTTCTCGACGTTCGGCGGAATCACAATGTTACGAGACATCAGGTTACGATAGATGATCGTGTCCCATATACGAGTGGTACCAAAGGTATCCGAATAGTTGACACCGCCCTTATACGCCATGGTCATGGCCAGAGTAATCAGACCGAGCTTGTCCTCGAGTCGATCCACGAGCTCGACGTCACGTATATTATAGTCGATGTATTTCTGAAAGTCCTCCTCGTACAGGTTCTGCAGCGAGGTGAACTCGTCGTACGACAGCTTACGCTCACCGAGGACAACGTGGGCGATGTGATCGAGCTTGTACGATTCCTGGGCACCGTATGTGTAGCCAAACTTCTGGAACAGATCGAGATAGTCGAGCTGCTGAATGCCGTACAGGTCGTAGGTATCGAGTGACTTACCCTTGATACCGATCTGACGATAGTTGACCATCTTCCACGGAGACATCTTCTTCGTCATGTCCTCACCCAGGACACGATGAATGCGATTCACCAGATACGGAATATCGAACAGCCGAGTGTTCCACCCGGTGACGACATCGGGCGAGTGGCGCTCGGAGTCCCAGTGATCCAAGAAGTTCAGCAGTAGCTGGGCCTCGTCGTCGCACCTACGATACACGATGTTTGGTGATGTATCGAGTTCACACGCCGAGGGATCGTAGTCGTTACAGCCCCAGACGTAGTACGTATCATCGATGTTGTTCTTGATCGTGATCGCGGTGACCTCGTGGCGTGCCTCCTCTGGAAAAGGAAAGCCGTCATTGGACTGTACCTCGATATCGATGGTCGTGACGTTGATACGAGAGCGCTCGAACTCTGGATCGGTGGGAAACTTGTCGTAGATGTACTGAGCGAGATAGTTCTCGTTGCCGTACACCGTGAAGTTGTCGATCTCTCGATATCCCTCGATGTACTCCTTTGCCTCGCGCATTGTGTCAAAATCACGCGGCTCGACGGGCGTACCATCGAGTGCGCGATATCCGGTGTCGCGTTGGGAAGGAACGTAGAGAGTCGGCGAGAACGTTTCCTTACGTGCGACTCGCTGACCGGCTTCGTCGTAGCCTCGATACAGGATCTTTGAACCGTACCGATTGACGCAGGTATAGAACGCTGCGGACATGAACACCTCCATTCACTTTACTAGGGACCATTATACCATAACGAAGAGGAGATGTAAACTACGCTGTGACGATCTTCTGGTCCGGTGTCATTACCTTTGAGAACATGTTCTGATACTGCTTCTTGAGATCATCGACAGGATCGGTGACGAACATGACGTCCTTCTCAGCGATCTCAATGCCCTTGGTCGGTGCGGTCGAGTAAGGAACGAACGGTGCGAGTCCCAGGGAATTCTGCTCAGTAGGAATGAGGATGGCGATGTCCTTGATCGTATACACGATACCGCGCGAGGACGTCGTCTCGCTCGTTGTGTCGCAGATCAGTTCTTCACCAGTCGAGAGGCGCATGATTTTAATTTCGGATGATGACATAATATACTCCATGGTATAGGTAGAAAAGAACCCCCGAGCGACAGATGCCGACGGGGGCCGTGTTGCGCGGTTATTTATTCTTCGGTCAGATACTGCTTGTCAGACGAGTTATTGATCTCGATCTTCTTTGGTTTCTTGGACTCAGGAATGATTCTCTCGAGCCAGATCTTAAGCAGCCCATTGACCATCTCTGCACTATTGACAACGACTTGATCGTCGACAGTAAACGTGCGAGTAAAGTTACGAAGCGCAAGCCCGTGATACAGAACATCGTCATTGGATTCATTTGCAGAACCGTCAATGATCAACTTATCATCATCAAGAGTGATCTCAATTTCTGACTCACCGAAACCGGCGACAGCCATCTCGATGATGTATGTGTTCTCGTCAGTCTTGCGAATGTTGTACGGAGGGTAGTTCGGAATGTTTCGGGCTACCTGGTCCTGTACTCGGGATAGCTGATCAAACAATCGATCGTAGCCAACCAAGAACTTATCAGCGCCCTTGAACATATTGTCCCACTGGTCGATGCCAGCATTAAGATGTGTCATATCGTTTCTCCTTATTTAAGCGAGAGTTACAAATTGTAGTAGCATGTGTGGATCCCTATCAGGCGATCCGCTACTATTTATACATCGAGGTCTAACAGATCCTCGACTGTATTCTCGATACGACCAAAGTCGTAGACGTGGAAGGTATAGTGAGGCTGAAGCGCCTTCACGAGCTTCGTGGTGTTGAATCCATTGAGTGTCATGAACCGAGCGTATCCGAGGATGTTACGTAGAGGATATCGAATCGATGGACCGACACCACATATCTTCATATATCGATACAGACCATCGAAGTCTGCCTGTGACGGTATTCCGATTCGCGTATTGACCTTAAATCTCTCGAGCTTTCGAGGACTCAAAGACAGCTGAGTGAATCCGGACTCGAAGCGGACGTACTTATAGAGATATACGCCGGACGCACTCTCGGTGTCGGGATACACGCCGCAGTGGGTTCGAAAGTTATGAAGCTCAGCGACACGCTGACGTACTGCGTATGCGTCTCGATACGGTCCTCGAGGTTGTGAGGGATTGCCGCCAACGATGAGCAGACGCTCGATTCCCAGGTCCTTGAAGTTGTTGACAGCCTCGGTGAGTTCCTTCTTACTCTGGATCGATCGAGCTGCAACGTGAGGAATGACTCGACTCGGATCGACACCGTAGACGTCGGACAGCTGAGACGCTGACTTATACGCGGTCCTAAGAGTGTTCTGATTGAGGTGTGGAATCGTGATGTAGTCGACGTTATTGACTACGTACTCACTGACGTCTCTCTTTTGAATCTTCTGTGGTGTCTGCTCGACGCTAAGATTCAACGATATATTGATAGCTGCCATCTTCCCAACGCTCCTTCACTTGCTTAGCCTCGCTAAGGTCCTTCATAATCTGAGTCGAGACGACTCGGCCGCTCTCGTCCTTAAGGTTGATCGAGTAGTGATCACCGAACTCCGTCTCATATGTGTATACTTCCGCTTTCTTTTTCTGTGACATCGGTTACGGTCTCCTTGCGCTCGCTCCTATGTTGTACTTGGCACAGAGCTCCCAGTTGTCCTTGTCGCGATACGAGATGATCTTGATCTGGCGCAGAGGCGCCGTGTCCCTGAGCTGTTCGGGATTCACCGGCTCGACCAGACCCCAGTCGGACAGAAGCGTCACGATGGTATTGCGCCGGCCCAGATCGTTTTCCATCAGATTCGATGGTTTGCCGTCGAGAAGGAACAGTTCCTTGAAGTGTACGATGAAGTACCGACCCTGCTTGTGCAGGATATGGCAGGACTGAAAGAGTTTGTTCTCTCGACGAGACGCGACTCCGATACGAGTGAGTGTCTCGCGAACCTTCAGGAAGTCGTCCGGTTCACGTAGAGTAACCTCGAGCATCATTGCCGGTGTCCATTCTACCGGTTGATCCTCGGGTTGCTGCACTCGAGCCATCTCAACGGCCGGAGCTTCTTGATTTGTTGGTATAGCCACCTTTATAGACCCTTTGTTTCAATTCAGCAATTTGTTCATGAGATAACAGAGTCAGAACTTGGCGGGCCTTCTCGTTGCTGTAACTATAACAAGTCTTCACGGCCTCAAGATCATCTAACTCAGTCGATTTAATCCATTTAGAGAAACGCTTTCGTTTCCTTATGGTATTTATCAAATACGAGTTTTGTAGCCGCGAATCTATGTGATGGTTCTTGTTCATCTCGTTTGCGTGCAGCACCGAGTCGTTGAAGTACGAGAGCGAGCGATTCGTGATGTACGGATTGTAGACCTTCTCGAGCAGGTCCGAGTGATCGCCGTTCTGATCGCGCATGATATCGCGCTTGCCGACATTGATCTCATTGACGAACGAGAACGGCGTCAACCTATCTTCGTTCTTTGTCTTTTTCTTTTGTGTCATTCACTGATTCCTCATCATTACCAAAGATGCGATCCCAACCTTGACGGTACCGATCATCGTCCGCGTGTTTGCGCCGCCGGTCACCCTTGCCGCCGTGCCACTGCCTCGTCATAGCATCGTTTCTCTAACGAGGTACTGCATCCGCATAACGTCCATGGCAACGTCGTGGATCGGATCGTGGTGGATGAACGATTCCTCGAGACCTGGCACCATGAACGAGTTCTTGAGATCCGCACCGAACGCCAGGCCGTCGATCATAGAACGCGTGTCGCGTACCGACCACCAGTTATAGGGCTGAGGAAGCTTTAGGTCGATCATGATGTTCTCGAGAAAGATCGGATCAAAGGTGTTACCGCGGGTGTATGCCTTCGAGATGTTCGACGCATCGGGCACAAGACCCTTGAAGAACTTGCCGATCTCCTCGAGAGGCCGATCCGCGTCCGACGGTACGAGCATCTCACGAGCCGAGGCCGGTTGTTGGTCCCACCACTCGAGCGTCGACTTATCGATCCTTCTGTTGTAGAACTTTACCTGCTCCTCGACCGAGAACTTCATCAGCGATGCAGACGACAGAAGTTCCTTGTACTCGTACGGATTGTCTGAGAGGTATCGGTCCTCGTTGAACCTGACACCGGCGACGCAGAGAACGACGCCTTGACGCTGATCCTGACTCAGTGTCTCAAAGTCATAGATGATGCAGTCCTTACTACTCATTTTTCTATCGATTCCTCTTTAACAACAACATCACGCAAAACTGGGAAGTTTTCTAGCCCCTTTTCAGATATGCGAAGCCTAGGTATGGGACCGCGTGACAGAGAGTGTACCGTACCTCTGACAACCTCCTTAAGTTGCTCGAAGGTTTCAATCTTGTCAAAGTCCACAATATACATTGTTCGTGGTGGCTCTTGCTCTTTTTCTTTCTTCTTAAATAGTCCAAACATTGTTATACCCACTCCGCTGTGACCATGATCTCGGTCATACACGCAACCACGTTGAGTTCGTGATCTGCTACAAAGGCGTTGTAGTACTGATACTGTGCCAAGATCAGTACGATCTGAGGAATCGACTCCGGCTTGAGATAGTCGGACATCGAGTCGTAGATCTTACGAAATATCGCAGCCGGTTCGGTATCGATGTTCTCTGCCACCCACCGTCGCATCTTCGAGAAGTCCTTATCTCGAAGATGTGACATCAGGTTCTTGACGTTCTCGTCGCCGAGATTGACGAGGATACCCGCATCGATTCGACCAGACACCGAGTACCGCTGACACTCGTTCAGCACACGTCGCCAGTCGGGAAAGTACTTCTCGACCAGGGTGGCCAGTGTTTTCTGATCGTATTCGACACTCTCAGTATCAAGGATCTGAGTCAGACGCTTAAAGAAGCCTGCGGCGATCTTTGGTTTCTCAGAGTTCGGAATCGCAAACTCGTAGACCGAACACCGTGAGTGCAGAGGCTCGATGATACGATTCTTAAAGTTACACGTCAGAATGAATCGACAGTTCTTGGAGAACTCCTCGATGAACGCACGAAGCGCCGGCTGAGTCGACTGTGGATTCAGATAGTCCGCCTCGTCGAGAATGACCACCTTATAGCCACCCTGTAGTGAGACGGTCGACGCGAACTGCTTGATGCGTCCACGAAGAGTGTCGATATTACCCTCCTCGGACCCGTTGATGATTAGATAGTCGAGATCGAGCTCACTGCACAGGGCCCGGGCAACGGTCGTCTTACCGATACCCGGACCACCAGAGAAGATCATGTTCGGCAACTCACCGGTCTCGACGAGTTGCAGAAATGTATCACGCAGCGACTGCGGGAGAATGCAGTCGGCGATACGCGATGGACGATACTTCTCGACGTATAAGAACTCTTCAGTCATTCACACTTGCTCCATCATTACAAAAACATATAACCATTATATCAGGAAGACACCGCGTTGTAAATATCCTCCACGTCCGAGAACTCCTCCTTGACCTCGTTGATGTTCTGCTTGTGAAACACTCGAGCGACCTTACGCATGTGCTTCTTGGGAAGCTCGTACTCGTCCTGCATGTCGGCGAGGATCTCATTGACGTGATCGCGCTCGGCCTCAATGCGAGTCAGTGAGTTCGAGATCTCAGTAAGACGTTCGCGAATATGTTTACGATCGTCTGGAGAGGATGGAATGGTGACAGTGTTACTCATTCGTGGATTCCTCCTCTTCAGTTTCTTCTGCCGGTGCATTTGCTGCTACGAACGCCTGAAAGCGACCGCGTAGACCGCCGACCGCCTCAAGTTCCGAACCCTGAAAGGCCCCGCGCTGTGAACACAGATCAATGATCTGAATGACCGAGGAGAGATCCTGAAGACTCAGTCCCGGTGTCTCTTGTGTGTTCTCTGTCGTATTTTTATCTGCCATTGTTATGATTCTCCTTAGCTGTCAAAGGTTGAGCTCTTTTCCAGAGCGATCCAGTACTCGACATCACTCGACTCAGCGGTCAGATGCGAGATGAGTTTGGATGATACGTCTACACGGTAGTTACCCGAGAGGATCTTAAAGTTGGATACACTGAACACGAATCGAAACGGCGTGCCTTCTGGAAGAGATACCTGCTGTAGTGTTAACGAGAATGAGTTTGAAGTCGAGTCAGCGAGATCGGTTACTGTTGCCTGAAGATCGCCGGACCCATCATACTCAACGACTAGATCGGACACGGACAGTGTAGACGACGCTTTACGAATGGTATTCAGCTCTGAGTCACCGAGCTTGAACTGCACCTCGGGATCAGGCATCTGAATATCTTTGGTCGGCGACGTAAGGATCGACGGATCAGAGAAGAAGTACTTGACCGAGCGGTTGTCCTCGCGAACTTGAACGAACGAGTCCTGAAAGTCGAGCTCCGGTTCGTCGAACATCGACACGACACCAAGGAACTCGTTAAGATCGTAGATGCCTACATCCGTCGGAAACTCCTCAGGGACGCTTGCCGATGCAAGGATGTTCTTGGCCTCGGACATTGTCTTGATCGTAGAGCCACCACGGAAAACGATATTTGAATTGATACTCGCGAAGTTCTTCAGAACGGCGAGCGACTCACTGGAAAGCTTCATTGCTTGTGTTTCCTTTATTACCAAAAGATTTGTCTATTATATCAAAGATCACTGTTATTGTAAACCATTGGTTCCATCTGCTTTATTCGGATCATCTTACCCTCCCAGAAAAGAGCCATATAGTCCTCCTCAAGATCTCCGAATTGTATCGTACCGTCGAAGTCCTCCACGTGTTCCCACTCCGAGGAGATCGGCTCAAGATGCCCGCCGAACAAAGCTTTATCATCATCGACCCACTTGTGAACAACGTGGTTGTACCAGAGCTCGTCACCACGAATCTCGTACTCGGCCATAAACTGACACGGTGTATCCTTGGTCTGATAGGTCTTACCTTCATACCGAATATAGTCAAACATTCCCATCGTTATCATCTCCACTGTGTTCAAGATCGTGTACGTACAGAGCGAGTAATCCGTAGTGCAAGACCTTCATGAGATCCTTCCGATTATAACCATCCTTTGCACCATAGCGAGACGCATACTTTAGGATGTTTCCGATGGTAAACCCTTCGCCATGATCGCAATCCACAATTGACTCGAACGTCTGCAGTTTGTTTCGAGCGTAGTGCTGATCGTACGTTGAATCTATGTATTGCCGGAACTCGTCAATGAGTTCCGGCTCGTTGAACTTATGGTTGATCAAGTGGTTCCCTCCTTAGTTTTGACTCAGAGCAGAGTCAAGTGCATCGTTAAGAACAATACCAGACTCGTCTCCCGGATTATCACCCGCAGGATTGGTTGGATCACCAACGGTTCCATCGACCTTCGAGTAGAGATCGATGAAGGCCTCTTTGGTGTCGTCGTCGAATCGGTTAACACAGAGCTGAACGGCCTTCTTGCGATCCTTAAAGATCGAGAACGTCTGAACGATATGACAGAGTCGACGAGTCGAGATCTGCTCGTCCACGCCACCGTCCTCGTACGTCTTGCGAATCGTATCGGCCCAGTTGACAAGAATCTCTGTGAAGCTTGAGTCGCTGCAGCCGAACTTTTCCATGTGTTTGTTGATGATACGACGCTCTGTACCAACACCTGGATACGGCTGTTCCATTGTCACGATGAATCGCTCGAGGAACGCCTCGTCAATGATCGTGGCCGCTACGAATCGACCGTCCTCGGAACCCTGACCCTTGGTGTTAGCAGTCGAGATCACATTGAATCCGCCGGACGGTTTGACCATCTCGCCGGTCTTTTTGATCATCACAGGTTTACCCTCGAGCACACCCTGCAGACACATGATCTTGTTCGATCCACGATCGATCTCATCGACCAATAGAATCGCACCGCGTTCCATGGCCTTGACGACCGGACCCTTTTGGAACACGGTCTCGCCATCAATCAGACGAAAGCCACCGATCAGATCGTCCTCGTCGGTCTCCGGTGTAATCTGTACTCGAATATACTCACGATTGGCTCGAGCACATGCCTGTTCAACCATAACGGTCTTGCCGTTACCAGAGAGGCCGGTGATGAACGTAGGATAGAACTCACGGGACTTGACGATGGTCTCGACGTCCTTGAAGTTACCCCAGCGAATGAAGTACTCGTCCTTGGAGGGTACGTACACCTCATCGTTTACGATCGATGAGACCGACGCCATCTTTGGTGCAGGATCCACATGTGCGGTATCTTCAGGCGTTGACCGGTCAGTTGCAAGAAACATCTGCAGATCGTACTGACCGCGATCGGCCTTCGGTGCCTTACGCAGAAGAGAGTAGACGTGCTTGTGCTCGACTCCGATCTCGTCGGCGTACGACTTCAGATCTCGTGGAGCCATGACCGTGGATGCGGTATCACGGGCGACGTGGTTCATAAGTTGTAGTTGGAAGCTGTTCAAGTCAGCGTTAGTCATAATATAGTCTTCCTTTCCTTAACTGTCAGGTACCATTATATACAGTCTTTGACCGTATGTATATAGTTTTTAAGAAATAATTTCAGCAAATTGTGTGGCCATGACGCGGTTGCCCTTCTTAGACTTGGCGTACTTCTTAAAGGCTCGAGTGATGTCGGCGCGCTTGGCCTTGTCGGATACCTTGAACTCGTCGTCCGTGGCCTCGAGGTCCTTGGCGCGATTTGCCTTTAGGATAAAGAATCGGTCGTATCCCAAGGCATTGTCGTAGGAGACGAACTTGTCACGATTCGCGATCTTGCGTGCCTCACGAAGTGCCTCGAACTCTCCCGTCTCATTGGCACGATACACGGCGGTACGAAAGTCGTTGCTGTTGTTGGCCACGAAGTAACCAACCGTCGTAAGCCCCGGCACCTCCCTGCCGATCGCCTCGAGGATCGACTCGGTGACGCAAGGAGACCAGACTCGGCGTACGTTGATCTTTTGGCGTGACTCACTCAGCAACAAACGAATACCGTTTCCACGTCTGTCACGGTTATTAGAGATGGCATCGTACGATATCGAGAGGCTATTGGAGTCACCGTCACTGAGTACGGTAAAGATCGTCTTCTGAATTTGGTGCTTCCTACGAAAGTCGTTCAGTAATATGTGCATGCCTGACAAGATATCGTTCAGAGGCGTACCGCTCATCGAGTCGTACGCACCCTTCATTGTGTCGCGTGTGATATCGAACAACTGACGATACGCCACGTCGTAGTCGCGACGATTGAACGACGAGCTCAGGACATGAGTTAGCATCGCGCCGTTGTGAATCAATGACTCGTCCATCAGTGGTTTGGTCGTAGGATCCTCTTCGTGTTCGTCGAGGTAAGTACTTCGATTCGTAAAGGAGTAGACGTCAAACGGAATGTTCACGCGCTTACAGAACATCGCCAGGTTAAGTACCTGTGTAATGACCGGTCCGCGCGCCTCCGTCATCGAGGCCGAGTTGTCGATAAGCATGACCATACCGTGCGACTTAGCATCGGCGAGGTTCGTCACTCGACAGAAGATGTCGTCGTTGGTCTTGTACTCGTGCAGGCGCTCGAGGTCAAGTGCACCGGAACGAGCGGTGGACGCACGTGAGTACTGATACGCCGCCTTGCGAAGCTCGAACTCCTTGGCCATCACATTGACGACTCGCTTCGTCTCAGCAATAAACTCCTTGTACTCGCTGTCGGTATTAAGGTCATCGATTTGCTTCTTCTTCCACTCCTCGTTTGCGCTCGATCGAGGATCCGCACAGAGTTTGTCAAAGCGTTCGATCAGCCGTTGACGTGCGTCGTATCGAGCGTCGCGTACCTTATGAAACGGCACGGTGATCTCGTTCATCTGCTGGCGACTTAGGCCGTGAATGACGAGAGGTGCACCGCCGTTCTCGCCTTGTTCCAGAAGCTCGGCGGCGTTTTCTTGGGCTCGACGATACGTCTCTACTTCCTCGAGGTCTCGTCGTCCGCCTTGGTCGTCGTCGTTTTGCGTTGTGTCTGAATTCGGATCAGTCTCTCCACTTCCTCGTTCAGAAACATCAGCTGAATCTTGACTCGAGTCCGATTTATAAGTCTGCGAATCCTCTGTATTACTCTCATCACTATGGTTCTCCTCGGTGTTATCTTCCTGCTCAGACGATCCACTCGTTGGATCGGTTGGTGTGTCCTCTTCGCCGTTCGTCGATTCTTCTTCGTTTTGCCCAGGGGCCTCGTCAGCCTTCTTTGTCTGATCCTGTGAATCAGGATTGTTCTTAAGGAACTCATACAACTCACGGGCCGACTCAACGACCTCGTCCCATGTATCCGCCGCGAAGGCACGGTTCACAAGAGGCCGCTCAACGTCAGAGAACTCGACATCGATCAGATCACGAAGCTTAGCCTTGAGATTGATGCGATCCATCAGTCCCATAAGATTGTGATCACGACCTTCAAGACCAAAGAAGTCGGACTCGTTGAGGTACGAGTATCCCTTCTTAAACGACCGTACGATACCGGGATACATCTCCTGGATCTTGCGCTCGATACGAATGTCCTCGACTACGTTGAGGTAGTCCCCTGGGACACGATCGTCGTTGTCCGTGGACTGTGTATCCAACCAACCCTCGGCCGGTGTATAAAGAGCGTGGCCGACCTCGTGGCCGACGAGCATGTCGTACAGGTCCCTGTTGTCGTCCTTCCAGAGAGGAAGACCAAGGATACGATTCTTGACGTCGAAGTAGGCCGTCGTATAATTACCGTGCTGGACGCTAATGTTCTCCTTGGCCAGGAGACGTGCCAGAAGTGACTTAGACCCACTCATATTACGAGAAGGCCTTCCGCAAGGCTGCGAGAGCATCGTTGACGTTATCGCACTTGACGACGTTACCGCGCTTAGCATCGTTGTGGTCCGTCAACTCCTGACGAGTGATGCCGTTCTCACGATAGTAGAGGTGGGCTGCGTCTGCAGCATCAACGTATGCCTCTTTACTGCCAGTATCGTTTTCAAAGTAGTACTCAGCTTCCTGAGCATTACGGGCAAGAGTGAGGTAATTTTCAATGATTTGATAGCGATCCATGATATGACTCCTTATACAGTGGCAACTGCAGCGATCCGACCACACTCGATGTCGTCCATCAAACCGCGAACGTACATCAGGTCGTTGTAGCATTCACGAACGATATCCTTGTTAATGTTAGGATCGTTCATAAGCATCTGACGCTTAGTCTTAATAGTCTGCTCGAGAGCGATGAGATTGCGGATATTTAGAGTTTCCATGATAGTAGTCCTTCTTCCTTTCCTTAACTGTTGGATCTATTATATCACTACCACCGGCCTCTGTATATAGCCTATTAGATCAATTTGGTAACAACTCTTGTTCCTAGCGGGAACAGATGGTCATTCCTCTGTCGCAAGGCTAGAGAAGTTGTGCTCCTTACGAGCGACCATCTTACGCTGAAACTTGCCCTCGAGCTGATCGCCCTTGTGTGAGATCACGAAGGTATTGGTATCCTCGTCGAGTGTGTCGAGGATCTTCATCAGGTTGTCCACGCCTTCGGTATCAAGTGAACTGTCGAACGTCTCGTCGAGTACGAGAAGATTGGTCGACGTCGAGTTCTTCATACGAGCGATCTGCCGCCACGTGAATAAAAGTGACAAATCTATGCGCGACTTTTCGCCTTCTGAGAACGACGCATAGTTAAAGGCGTCACGATACCGTGAGCGAATCGACTCATTAAATCCTTCGTCCAGATGAAACGACACGAAGAAGTCGAGCACCTGCAGATACTTGTTCACCAGATTGTTCATGACCGGCAGGTACTCCTTGATGATCTTGGTCTTGATGCCGGAGTCCTTGAGCATCTCTGACGCGGCCTGTTTGTAGGTCTGCGTACTCATTAGATCAAGCTTACGTTCGGTCATCTGTTCCTTCTCTTCCTTAAGACGACGCAGCTCATCGTTCGCGATCTGTAAGTCACCGCTCTTACCCTCGAGCTCGGCTATCGAGTCCTGGGTCTCACGAATCGATTTCTGCAGCCTCTCGATCGCTTGGTTGTTAGAGTGGATTTCTGAGTTAGCTTCTGCCACCCCACTCGAGATCTCACGAAGGCGACGAAGTTCCTCCTCCAGATTAGCAGATTCGGAAGCCGCATGGTCGAGAGCTTCCTTGAGTTCTCTAGACTTCTCTTTCGCTCCAGAGAGCTTTTCCTTTCGTAGCTCTGAGTGTATATCCTGGGTACACGTGGGGCACGTAGTATTCTCTTCGTAGAACTTTGCCTCCTTAACAACAGAGGTGACCTGCTGCTGAAACTGCGCCTTGTACTCGAGGACCTTTTCTCGCTTCGATGACAGCTCTGCAATTTGCTCGTCGAGTCCATCATTTTTCTGTGCGACGTCATCCGAGAGAGTCGAGTTTCGAGTTTGTAGTACCTCAATCTCACTGCTATAGGAAGCGATCTCATCGCGCTTCTGTCGAATCTGTCCATCGTTCATCTCCGTAATATCACGAATGTACTTCTGCTGCAGACCGATCTTTTCCTTGGTGAGACTGGTGTTGTAGTCGATCTCCTTGATCTCCTCCTTCAGAACAGAGAGGTGTTCCTTCAGGATCGCATTCATCTTAGAAAAGATCTGAATATCAAGCAGGTCCTCGATGACCTCACGGCGTGTATGAGCCGGCAGCTGCATAAAAGGTATGAAGCTCGAGGACCCGAGTACAACGATCTG